GACCTCCTGCTCCTCTAATAAGTTTAGTTTCGTCTGTCATGCCTCTACCTGATTAGTGTCAATAGCTGCACTTATTACAACACTTCCTGTAATTATTTCACCATAAACTATTGGAACAGGAGTACCTGCTCTTGACGTATTTTGTACACCACTAAAGTTAAATGATAATTGTGGATCTTCTTCTGAATTAAATTTTTGTGGTTCTGGCAATGGAAAAAGCATTTCACTTACACCCATTATTGTTAAACCAACTCCAAGATTCATTGCTACATTACCTAAAAGACCTTTAAATCCTTCAAAAACTAATCCTTCCCCTCCAAACACTTTCAAAGCACCAAAACCTCCTCCTGCCATTACTGCTCCTGTTATTAAAAGTGCTCCTAATAATATCTTTCCGAATCCTCTACCAGCACCAGATATAACTGGAATAAAATGAATATCTTGTTGACCAACAGGATAACCTAATTCATCTGCACCTATTTCATCATTACCCACTTTTACCTGATAGTATTTAGGACTCATATATGCCTCTAATCCTGCAAAATTATGAATTAAAAAACTAACAGCTTGAGATACATTATCGACTTTTACCTCGAACTCTTTATGTCCTACAAACTCTGCTAATTGTCCATACAGTTTTACTTTACGAAGCATAACGATACCTCTTTCCTGTACATTTTAGCAACCATTCAGAGTAAGGCTCTCTACAAGATAGTCTATCGGTTAAGTGATGAATAACATCTCCTTCAAAAAATAATGCTACATGATTTAAAGTTGGGTGCAAAATGCTCATAAGTAAAACATCTCCATCTTGTAATTTTTCATCAAGTCTAAGTTCTCTAAAATTAGTTCTCCAAGCACAATCTTCAAACAAAGGTTTATTGTTAAATTCTTCCAATGTTGTGGGTCTATCCCAATCTCTAAGTTCAATATTTCTCTCTTCTTTATACCAATCTCTTACTAAACTCCAACAATCAGTTATACCCCACACCCATTGACGACCTAATAATGGTGGTTTATATCCACATGGTTCTAAATATGCCCATTGCTCTGTCTTTGGATTAACAATATACCAAGGTAAATTACTATCTTCACAACTAATTTTATCTGCCTGACTAGGAGTAGGTGGTGTAATTGGATGACTATGAACCACTCCAACTATTTCGCCAGTATTATCTGCCTTTACATAATCTTCTGGGTCGATAATAAAACATTGATGCTCTGTCATTGAAAGATTACGACAAGGATAATATCTTTCCTTACCTTTTATATTTAACAACAAACCACAAGATTCTTTAGGATCTTCTCGTTGTGCATGAAGCAGTGCTTTATATTTCCAAGTCATTGAACAAACGTACCAATAGAGGGGAAAATTGAACGAGTGGCTTGCCGACCTGGAATCCGAACTCCAGCAAGATCTGTTGGAGCAGCTAGTTCAAATTCAACAACTTCTCTAGTTTCTGTTGATTTACGATCTACTACATATATTTCTTGAGGAAATTCTGCATTAGGATCAGCAGTTGCATTTGTTCCATCAGCAAAATTAGCAGCATCAAGAAATTTAGCTAATGTTCTTATTCTTGTAACTGTAGCTCCTGTTAAATCATTACCAGTTGTTGTTTCATTTACTGACAAAAGTATTGCTGAAATTAATCCTGTGGCATTACTAATAGTTATTTTGGGTCTTGGCAACTGTCCTTTTTGAAAAGCAAAACCTGTTGCCTGTATAGGAAATCTAAGATAAGCATTACCATTCCAAACTATTTGACCATTTGCATTAAGATTACTACCAGAATGAAACCTATAAATTGTATTAGCACCATGCAATGCAGTAGATAACTGAAGAGTGAATAACTCAATAATTGCTGATGGATTTATTGATTGTAAATTACTAAAAACTGCTGAATTTACTGACATTATGATGTTGGTTCAAATACTTGTCTAAAAGTGGCTTGAATAGAAGCTCTATTGTTATATGGTATTGATTTACTCCATTGTTCGCAAACAAATTCAGAAGATGAACTTTCACCTGGTGGAGTAAAAGTAAAACTATCACTATCATTTGCTCTAGCATCTAAAAATGTTTCTATCTCATCTGCTTCAGTTTCTGAGACATTAAAAGTAAAATTAAAAGTTTTTGGATTTTGATGTTGTGCTAATCCGAATAAAATTCTATGTTCATAACCATCAGCAAAACGAACAGTACGAGTAAATGGTGCAGATCTTTTTTGTTGTCCATAAGTAGGTTTTATTGAGGGAAACGTAGCCATTATGCAAGTAATCCTCCTGGTCTTTTTTGTTGTATTAATTCAGATTGTACTGCAACTGAAATAAGTCGGCCAAGTTCTCTACTGCTATCTTCATCACCTTGAACTGAAGAACCAGAAGCATCTACATTTACAACAATATTTGTTGACCCACCAAGAGCATGATTTGGTGTAATCATGCCAGAGACTCCAGGTGTAAACATTTCTGGACCACGTTCTCCTACTATATAACTACTGCCTCCCCTTACTGGTCCACCATTTGCTCTATTAAAATCAGCCATCGTAACTTCACCTGGTGTTGCTGCGGTAAAACCAGCATTTGATAAAAGATCATTACCTCCAGAAGTAAACATATTGCCAAATAATCCTAAAATTCCTCGTTGTAATGAATTTGCCATCATTTGTGCAGCCATATCTAAGAAATGATCCGCTATACGCATAAACATACTTCTAAATGCATCTTGTACACTCATAGTTCCTTTTATAATTCCTTTAAATGAATTTTCAAAAGCACCACTAAATGCTTTAGCAAACTCTACTGCTTGAAATCTCATATCATTAAATTTTTCCATTTCTTTGTTTAAATCAACCAATGCAGCTTGTACAGGGTCAGCCATAATTATTGATTGATTTAATAATTCTTCACTAATTTGTCTTTGAATATTAAGTTTGTCTAATTCAAATTGAACTTGATTCCTTGCTTCGTCAGTTAAAAGACCTGATAGATTTTTTTCTTTTACTGTAATTTGTTCATTTATTTTTGCTAAATCAATTCTTTTCTTTAATACATCTAAATCTTCATTTCTGAATGTTAAACTCTTTTGTTGTATGTCTAATTGACTTGTTAATGTAGACAATTCAAAGTCTCTTCTTTCTTTAATTAATTTCTGTAAATCTTCATTAGCAAAATTTCTTGTTCCTTCTGTACCACCTAAACCTATTTCATTCATTTTCTTTTCAAATATCTCAAAGGCTCTTGCTTCTGTATCTATTTCATTTCTTATTTTACCCTCGGTGAAATTAGCAACTCCTGGACCGAGAGTTGCATTAAATAAATCAAGAAGAAAATTACCTGTTGGTTCAGCACCACCTTTTCGATTTGCCTGATTACGTTGTGCTCTAGCTTCTTTTACAGCTTGTGATTGTGCTTCTTTTCTTAATCCACTAACAGTTTGAAAACCTAGTGCTCTATTAATTTTTTCTAAGAAAAATGTTAAAGGTCCAGCTACAAACATAGCCATACCTGTTCCTAATTTTTGTAATTCATTTTCAAATCTTATAGATTCTTCTGATAAAGAATCTAAAGTTTGTTTATTTGTTCCGAATGTTTTATTGAATTGATCTAAAACTGTTTGTGCTGCAACCGCTTCAAGTCCTAAAGTTTTTAAAGTGGCAACAGTATCCGCAAAAGGTGTATTTGCTGCACCTAATTTTTGAATAAGTAAATCAATATTTTCTATAGGATCTCTTAATGCTTTACCAAGCTCCATTGCTGATTGAGCCAACTTATCAAATTGAGCACCTAGTTGAGTACCAACAAGAGATAATGCAAAGCCAAACTGACCACCCAATAATCCACCTCCAGCACCACCAGCAAAACCACCAGCAGAAGCAGCAAGTCCTTGACCAAATAACAGAGGAAAAGCTCCACCAATTAATGCACTAGAACCTACTTGATTTCTTATTCTTCTATCTTCAGCAGTTCTACCTCTCATAAATCTTCTAAATCTACCACCAGGACTTTCAGCTATTCTCCGGCTAATATCTCTAGCATCAAATCTATCTTTTCTACTAATTCTCATACTTTTTTCTTCTTTATTACTATCTCTCAACAAAGTTCTTTGTTTTTCTAACTCTTTATTCATTTCTTTTATTCTTGCTGTTACATCTCCATATTCTTTTTCAGTAAAATCCAACTGTTTTCTTACACCAGTTAAAGTATCTAAATATCTTTCAATAGCATTAATAGTATTTGCAGGAGTAAAGTTTAAAAGGGTTGATATATCTGCATTACTAAAACCAGTTACACCAGGAACATTTTTAGAACCCATTGCACCAAAAGTAGATGCTGTTATCTTTGCACTTTCATTGAATCTTTGTAGAGATTTAATCTGTGCAGAAAAATTAAATTTAGTAGCACCTTGCGTAAATAATTCAAATTTTTTACTTGTAATGCCAGCAGAAGCAGCAACATCTTTCATCCTTGTTGCTAATTCTCTTGTTGATGTAATACCTTTTCTATTTGCTCCATCGAAATTTAGAGCACCTCTAGTATATTCTTCAAATGTTTTTGCAGCTTCTTTAGTTGCTTTTGCTAATTCTTTTCTTTTTGCAATAGCTTCAGCAGAAAAAGGACCACCAGGTCTACCACTACCTGCTTTACCTTTTTTTTCTATTCTTTCTAATGAATTTGCTAATTTTTTTACAGTAGCATCTGTTTTATTTAATTCCTTCTGTAATCTTTTTAATTGTTCGTCTTTAGTTCTGACATTAATATTAATTCCGTACTCTGCTGCCATTTACTCGACCCAATAAATTACTTCTATATTACCGCCTTCTGGGTTTCATGGCTTGTTTTTTTTGCACTTGTTCTTTATATTTTTCTTCTTCCTCATGTTTTAATTCAAAAAATGCAGCCCAAGAGACTAATTCTTCTTTAGTTAAATTTGCTGTAAGTTGTTTTAATGTCATTCCTAACTCTTTAGCTAAGAAGAACATAAAATACCAATCTTTATTAGCTTTTTAATGCTGCTTTCGCTTCCTCCACTTTTAATTCATCACCTGATGTCATCATTGCCATTTGTATATCTTGCAAAATAGTTGCATTTACTTCTCTTCTTAATGATGCTTTATGACCATCTTGAAATAGTCTTTTACCATCCTTATCTAATGCTTTTTCAATCATAAGATTTAAAGCAAACTCATTACCATCATCTGCTTTTGATTTTGCAACTATTGATTCTCTTTCTGCAATAGTTAATGGATGCCAATATATTTCTAATATTGTTTCTTTTCCATCTTTTACTTCATATCTATATTTTTGGCTAACACCAAACTTGTTTCTGAGGAGTTCAATCGCTTCCATGTAAGTCTTCAATAATATTTATATTATACTTATATTAGGCATTTGCTGTAAATTGACAAGAAACAATTCCTATAAAATGACTTCTATCTTCTATTTGTAACATATTTGGACCATTTACATCAGCAACTCTTGGAGTACAACTGAATGTATCTGTATAACCAGAAGCGTTAACAGAAGTTAAACCATCTATAACATCTTCACAAATAGCAGAAACAACAGATGTTCCTTTATTTTTAGGAACATAGATATTACATTGAATGACACCAGAATAATAATCAGAAGAAGCACCCTGATTTTGAATAGTTGATTGAGTAAAATTCATAGTCATAACTATATACTTTACAGTTTTTCCAGGAACTTTGAATGGCACATTATCATAAACCATTTTTATGGTAGGGTCATTATCATTTACTTGATCAGTAACTGCTTTTTCAAAAGCTGCTCTTACATTTACTAAAGTCATAATTAATCAGGCTCAATGTAACGTAAACCAGATCCAGGTTTTGACTTACCAAAACCACCAGAAGGTTTAGCTCCTATAAATATCTTACCTTTCTCTCTCATATTATCTTTAATAATCTTGCCAGCTTCTCCTTGAACAAACTCTGATATTACAGAATTTTCCGAAGCATAACCTGCATATTCAGCAGCATTACCAATATAAATATCTTTATCTCTAAATTTATAATCAGTATTAACAGGAAAACGAGGATCAATAAATGGATCTTCGGGTTTTGAACCTTTTGGTTTCCACCCCTCTCCACCTTTTGGTAAATCATGTTCTCTTTTTATTGAAGCCCATGGTTCAAAATCTTCTCTTTTATCTGTTTGATTTATTGGATTTCTTCTAACTTTCCAACTTGATGCTAAAAAACCAGTATAAACAGGACTACCAGTTTCAGAACTTAAACCATCATGTAAATCTCTTATAGTTTGTGCAAAATCAGCATCTAACTGTGCCATTTGATTTTTCATCACATTATCAGCATTAAATTCTTGTTCTCTTGCCATTAGAACCTCACAAACAATGTAAACAGATAAGTTTGTCCACCTCTTTTAGTATCAATATCTGTAATTATTCCTGTAACTGTTTCTCCAGCATAACTAAATGAAACCTCATCTTCAAAAGTTGGTTGATTATCACCAATTAAATCAGGTGTAATATAAATTTTTGCCTGTCTTATTTCTCTATTATCATCTTCAGTTGATCTTATAAATTCAATTGGAACTTTCAAATCAGAATAACTTGTATCAACACTAATCTGTTCTCCAGTTTCTACGTTATAACTAGAGACACCTTTTTTAATATAAGTAATAGTTGTATCTAAAGAACTACCTAAATCAGCAACAATCTGTTTAGCAACACTTTTAAATAATGAATCAAGTTGACCTGCCATTATCCTCTAACTACCCTCATCTGAAAAGCACCTGCTCCACCGAGCATATATGCTCCAAGATAACTTTGTAACCAAGGATAAACATCTAAAATATTATTTACAGAACCAGTTCCTTGACTATCAGTATTATATTTAACTTGAAGATCACCTAATCTTACTTCAGAAAAATTACCATCTTTACCAGTAGTGCCTGTAATAGCACCAGTATCATTTGCCAATGCTCTAGCTAGTTCATATTGTGCATATTTAATATTCAGAGGAATCGTTGAACAAGCTAACTCAACACCATCTACCTGATAATTATTTCTAGGAAATTTTAATGCCTGACCATCATCACATCTATCTCCATAAAATACAAAACTATCAATCCATCTTGTAGCAGATATTAGTG